CTTAGTTACATACTATTTAGGTGAATAATCATGGCATACCGTGGAAGATATATACCAACCCATCCAAAAAAGTATAAGGGTGACCCTTCTAATATTATTTATAGAAGTTTGTGGGAAAGAAAGTTTATGGTATATTGTGACCGTAATGATAAGATAATGGAATGGGGTTCTGAAGAATTTTTTGTTCCCTACCGTTCACCATTAGATGGTAAAATACACCGATACTTCCCAGACTTTTATGTCAAAGTAAAAACACCAACTGGTAGTAAAAAGTGGGTAGTTGAAGTAAAACCTAAAGCACAATGCAAACCTCCCAGAACACCAAAAAGGAAAACTAAGAAGTATCTTAATGAGGTTCGTACTTGGGCCGTCAATGATGCAAAATGGAAACACGCAATAGAGTATTGCAAGGATAGGAATATGGAGTTTATCATCTTAACAGAAGTTGAATTGATGATATAAATAACTATATGGCAGAAGAAACGTATTTCGATAAAATATCAGCGCAGATTAAAACTGGAACAGAACCATACCAATGGTATCGTAACCGTATTAAGGAACTTGGTACTCCTAACACGGCAGAACTTTTGCGCTCTGGAAAACTAAACAAACAACCTACCCCAAAACACCTAAATATGTTTATCTATGCACCAAAGTTTGCAAAGACATTACCATATTATGATACATTTCCACTTATAATGTACTTGAAACCAGCAAAGGGTGGGTTCTATGGATTAAACTTCCACTACCTACCATATGCACTAAGAGCAAGACTTTTAGATGCAGCTGGTCAAGACAAACTAAGTGTTAGTGCAGTTGAAGGAAGTAGATTAACTAAACCTACTATTAAACGATATTTGTATGGGTATTTAAAGTCAATGTGTTTAAAGATAGAACCAGAAGATAACTTAACTGCGATTATGTTACCAGTACAAAGGTTTAAGAAAGCATCAGACAGTAGAGTCTGGGGTGATTCTAGGAAGATGATTTAATGGCAAAATTTAATTTTTCAAATGTTTTAGGTGGTGCAGTATTTGGTGGGATGAACGCTTTCCTACAACACAATGCATCTAGAGATGGATATGCGAAACAAAATAGATATGAAGTAATTATTCTATTACCGTCTGGTGTTACCAATGGTGCATATCAAGACGCTGGTGCGTCTGCAATGTCCTCTAATGTGTTATCAAAACTACATGGTGAAACTGCAAGACGTATATCGTTTCGTTGTGACTCAATATCCATTCCAGCAAGAAGTTTAAGAACACAAGTTAATGGTAATATTTACGGCCCTACTCATCAAATGGTACAAGGTCAAGTATTCGCACCAGTAGAGGCATCTTTCTACTGTGGTTCAGACCTTGCAGAAAGATATTTCTTTGAAGAGTGGCAAAAGATTACATATAACCCAGATACATACAATATAAATTACTACAAAGAATATATTGGTTCAGTTGAGATTTACCAACTGAATGAACAAGACGAAAGAACTTACGGTTGTAAGTTAGAAGAGTGTTTTCCAGTGACTATTGGTGCTATGCCTTATAGTCATGGAAGTAATAACTCTATACATAAAGTTTCAGTTGAGTTTGCATATAGATATTGGAGAAATATTGCAACTGAACCGAAAAAGGCAAACCTTGATAGTACTCTACAAGATATACTGAAGAATTCAGTTCTTAGACAATTACAAACAAGATTGCCTCCAGTGATAAGAAGACTAGGTGGATTTTAATTATTAATATAGGAGAATAAATTATGGCTTTGCCCGTATTGAATAACCCAAATTATGAGATGGCATTACCATCAACTGGGGAAAAAATTGAGTATAGACCGTTCTTGGTAAAAGAACAAAAAATCTTGATGATGGCTTTGGAAAGTAAGGATACATCTGCACAGACTAGAGCAATAACTGATATTATTGAAAACTGTACATTTGGTAAATTAAATGATAAACTTGATAAGTTACCAACTTATGATATTGAATATATGTTTTTACAAATTAGATGTAAATCTGTAGGTGAAACTGTTGATATTACTGTTACTTGTCCAGATGATGAAGAAACTAAAGTACCAGTTTCTATCAATTTAGAGGACATTAATGTTGTCAAAACAGAAGGACACAGTGAAACTGTTATGATTACCGATAAAATTGGTATGACTATGAAACACCCTACAATGAAACAAATTTTAAGTTATGATTTAGCAAACATGGATGGTATTGAAAGTTCGTTTGATATTATTCAAGATTGTTTAGTTAATGTATTTAATGAAGAAGAAGTCTGGGATGATTGGTCTAATAAAGAAGTTCAAGAGTTTATCGAACAAATGACCACTGACCAGTTTGTTAAACTTACAAACTTTTTTACAACTATGCCCAAGTTAAAACATATTGTAAAAGTTACTAACCCAAATACTGGTGTTGAAAGTGAGATTGCACTTGAAGGGATGCAAAGTTTTTTAGGATAGCCCTTTCACATGATAGTCTTGAATCGTATTTCAAGATTAACTTTAACATGATAACACATTATAAGTATAGTTTAACTGAATTAGATAATATGATGCCATGGGAAAGGGAAATATACGTTACTATGTTATCTCAGTGGGTCAAAGAAGAAAACGAAAGAATAAAAAGAGAGAGAAGGAATAGATAAAATGGCTGCACAAAAGAAACTAGAAAAAGATTCTGAATATGCACATTTAGATAAAGACGGTGATGGTATCGTCACTGATGAGGAGCTCGCAATGGATGAGAAAATGCTTCGCCTTCAAGATTTGAGGAGCGATATTGAAAATGAAGATAAGAAAGCAGACGCACAAAGAAATATGGCTTGGTTCGCTTTATTTGGGATGTTGTTATATCCATTTGCAGTTGTACTTGCATATCTTATTGGATTAGAACAAGCAGGAAAAATACTGGGTGATATGGCTGCAACATACTTTGTATCAGTTGCCGCTATCGTTGCAGCTTTCTATGCAAAAGAAGCAATCACAAAAAAGTAGAGAGTAAAAATGGCAGAAACTAACAACGCAGGCATGATTAATGCCTTAAAAGAAAGTAACAAACAAGCTGCTGGTGTTATTAAGGATGAACTAAAAGACCAGTTCAAACCTTTTACTGACCAGTTACTAGCACCTCTTGGTGCGATTAAAGCTGGTATCAACAGTCTTCCAGGCGTTGGTGTTACTAAAAAGTTATTTTCTGCTGTTTCTTCCCCACTGAAAAATGCATTTGCAGCTGATACAAAAAAGAATGTAGAAGATGCAGCCGAAAAAGCAGATAAAAATAGAAAAGATACTTTATTAGAAAACTTGTTCGTGGATATTCGTGATGGTATTTACGGTATATCTGAAAATCTTTTAGCTGGTCTTGCTGGTCTAAAAGATAAAGGTCTTGGTGCTCTTGGTATTCTTGCTGGTCTTGTTGCAGCTCCATTTGCATTACTAACATCTTTCTTTACTCAACTTGGTAAAGAACTTGCAGTACTCAAAAAAGCTGGTTCGTTTATCTTTGTCAAACCTATAAAAGCGATTGCAGATTTCTTCACTAACTTAGGAACAAAATTTAAAAATTCTAAGGTGGTAACATATTTTGATGACATTGTTAAAAGTGTTAAAACTTTCTTTACTTCAGTTGGTACTAATATAAAAAACTCTAAAGTAGTTGGTTACTTTGATGATGCACTCAAAGGTGTTAAAACTTTCTTTAGTACTCTTAGTACCAACATTGGTAATTCTAAAGTAGTTGGTTACTTTGATGATGTTGTTCTTAAAACAAAAGGATACTTTACTAGAGTTGGTGATGCAATCAAAGCAGTAAAAGTTGGTGGATTAGAGAAACTAAACAATATTGGTAAAAGTCTTGCAGCTACTGGAAAATCAATAAAAGATTTCTTTGCACCAGTTACTAAATTAATTACTGGTACTACTGGAGGGCCAGGCGGTCAAGGTGCAACAAAGGGTATTGTTGGTTTTATAAAGGGTATATTCAGTCCTATAAAAACAGCGATTGGTTATGTCAAATCTACAGCTGCGATTGTTGACCCATTTATGGCTGGTGTTCAACCAGTGGTAAACTTTGCAAAGGGTGTAGGAACATTCCTTGGTAAAATCTTTTTACCACTAACTATTCTTATGACTGCATATGATGCTATTACTGGTTTTATGTCTGGTTATTCAGATGCAGAAGGTAATGTGGGTGATAAAATCTTTGCTGGTATAAAAGAAGGACTTGCAAAAGTTGTTGAAAACTTAATTGGTTTACCACTTGACCTTCTTAAAAGTGGTTTGACTTGGTTGATTAAAACATTCTTTGGTGAATCAGTAGTTACAGAGGCACTAGAGGGATTTAGTTTTAAAGAAACCATAGGTAACATGATAAGGTTACCGTTTGATTTAATCAAGGGTGCATATGATTGGATTAAACTTTTATTCACAGACCCAGGCGAGGCACTTTCAAAATTGTGGGAAGGTATTGTGGGTGATGGTGGTTTGATTGATTTAATATTTTCACCAATTGATAAAGCATTAAAATGGGTCATGGGTGTATTTGGTTTCTCAATGCCACTAGACGAAAATGGTAAAGAATATTCAATCATGGGTATCATAAAAAATGCACTATTTGGTATCGTAGACTTTTTCAAAGGTTTGCTTGATATTGATGTTAAGAGTGTACTTAAAAGTATCCCAGGCGGTAGTTTCCTTCTAAAACTATTTGAAGATGATAGTATAGATGAACAGATTGCAGATGCAGAAAAAGCACTTGCATCTGCTCAGAGAGATGTTGATAATGAAAGATTCTATGAAAGTGCTGGACAGATTGAAGCTGATAAACAAGCATTACTTGACGCACAAAGAGAATTAGAAGAATTAAGAGCGCAAAAAGCACAACAAACTATTATTAATAATATTGACAACAGTACAAATAATAGTGGTAATAGTCAAAATCAAACTTTCACAGCAACACAATTAGTTGACGGTGCAGCTCCTGCTGGTGCTAAGGTAGATTAATCACTTCGTTGCGTTATTCAGACTATCAATAATATCATCAATATTTGGTTCAATACCGCCTGGGTCATATACACATTGATATGATGAAGGACAGTTATCTTCGTACATTAGTTTAAATGTCCGATTACCCCCAACGTAAATACAAGCTTGTCTACCAGTATACTTAGACTTCACTCTTTTCTTGAGTCTACAAGTTGTATACTTTTTATTGTCAATAAGACCCTTTCTCAACTTCTGTTGTTGAGTCCAGTTCTCACTTGGTTTTGGTAGGTCGCAAGTAAAACAATAACCCCAAATGTCTGCGAACACTGGGGTTGTAAATAATATTGTTGCGATAACAACAATG